CATTTACCCGGTGTAGACCAGCCCGGACACGCTGCCTTATGAGCTCATCACTGACTGCACCTTCGCAGTCCGTGCGCCGAAGTACACGGGCAGGCTCGGCCGCGTCTCGACCGCGGTCTAACACCCCCCGTAAGGACGGCTGCCCGCGCCCCGGACTGCTCCCCGCGGCGCGGGCAGCCCCACCACAGGAGAGGAGCCGCCTCGTGTGGCTAAGGAAAGAACGAGGCGGCTCGGGAGTCGGCCCGTACTGGTGGCCGGAAGACGGCACTGTCACCGAGGTCACCGACGAGGGCCTGGCCGCCGAACTGCTGGCCATCCCGGACGGCGGGTACACGAAGGCGGACGGGCCGGACCCGGAGCCGAAGCCCGCAGCGAAGCCGGCGGCGGCGGCGAAGTCCGCGCCCGCCCCTGCTGCGGCTGCCCCGGCGAAGACCCCCGCAGCCGGGAAGTAACCACCGCCTACTGGCCGAGCGCGCCGGGTGGGACGTTCGCCGTGGCGACCAGCAGCGGCGCCGAGCCGCCCTGGACCCCTGTGATGTGCTCGGCGCACTTATCGGTACCCTGCTCGGTCGTGACCGCCAGGTTCACGGGCGGGACGCCCGCGGCGCGGAGCCGTTCGGGGAGGTACTGGGCGAAGTCGGCTGGCTCGCCGTTCGCGGCGGCGGTCTGGGCGGCGGCCATCGCGGTCTCGACGGCGGTCCGGTTGGTTTTCTCCCAGGGGATGCGCCGGGCTAGGCAGGTCCCGCACATGTGCGGCTGGGCGATCTGGGCGAGTACCGGGCCTAGCTCCTGGGCGAGCAGGGCGGGGAGCGCGTGGGCGAGCGCGTCGCCTACGGCCTTGCCGATGAGTTTCCCTGCGTCGATCGTGCCGAACTGGCTGCCGCCGTTCGGGGTGTGCGCGGGCGGCAGGTCGGCCATCGGCGGGTCTGGGACGGGTGTCAGGTCGTCGCGCTGGCGGTGCGGGTGATTAGTCATGGGCGCGATCATGCCACAGGGCAGGGGGTGACCGGCCATGCCCGACAGCGACTCGCCTGCCCCGTTGTGTGATGCAGCCACGTTCAGCGAGGGCCCGTTCGGCGACCTGGTACGGGAGTACTCGGCCACGGCGCTGGCCGACCTGCTCATCGAGGCTACGAGGCTGTGCGAGTCCGAGACCGGCCGCCGCCTCGCCCCGTTCACCATCACCGCCGAGGAGCACCGCGGCGAGGGCATGGACCCGGACGAGTACACGGACTCGGCGAACCTGCCGATGGACCTGCAGGGCACCCTCGGCCGGTCCTACGCCTACGCGCTCGGCGCCAGCACCCTGGTCCGGCACTGCTGGCTGAACGAGGTCGCGCCGCGCTACCCGGACCTGTGGACCTACCAGGTCACCCAGTTCAACATCGTCCGCTCCTACGGCGGGTCCGAGCTGCTCGCGCCGTCGCAGTACACCGGGCCGTCCAAGGACACCGGACATTTGTGGCTGAACTTGGGCATTTTTGCGCCGATCGGCTCCTACTTTTACGTTTCGTACTCGGGCGGGTACACGGTGGCGACGCCGGGGGACCTGGTGCGCGCTAGCCGGTTCATGGCCGCGTGGCTGGCCACCATCGACCTGTCCGCCAACCAGACCGACCATGACCCGGAACGGCTGCACGAGTCGGCGCTGAAGATCCTCGCCAACTACAAACGCCCCTAGCTAGGCGGTGAGCCCGTGTCTACCGCTGATGCAGTTGCCCGCGAGGCCGCCTGGCTCAACACGACCGGCGACAGCCTGCCGTCGCTGCCTGCGTCCGCTGGCGGGCCGTGGCAGGAGATCCAGGCGTACTGGCCGCGCACCCATCCCGCGAACAAGACCGCCATCTACGTCCTCCGCGGCCGGCTACTCGACGTGCGCGCGAGCAACCAGCGGATCCGGCCCCGGTACGAGATCAGGTTGCGCCTGCTGTGGCCGGTCACCGTGACCGGCACGTCGCTGCTGGAGACCGCCCAGGGCAACATGGACGCGGCGATCGAGCTGCTGGTGCAGCGGGTCCGCGGCCCGCTCGGCGACAAGACCCACGGGCAGCGGTTCCTGTCCGCGGGGGAGAACCCCAGGCTGGTCACGGTGCAGTGGGACCCCCCGGAGCTGGCGATGGCCGCGCACAAGCAGCTCACCGCCGACATGCTTTATTCGGTAGATGATCTAGAGGTCAACGGCTAGGCGAGGCCTCTCGGTGCAGTCCTCCCTCAAGGCTGTACCCGGCCAGCGATCGCAGGCAGACGAGGGTGACGCTCGGCCACGTCATCGAGAAATGCACCTCGCGCGGCTCTTGCGGCGCCTCCGGGTACAGCGATGCCGTCATCCCGGTACAGCCGGCCGGAAGCCTCCCAGGCGGCCAGACGCCGCTCTCCATGAACTTGTCGGCCATCTGGGCGAGCAGGGCGGCGCGGTCCGTAGCGCGGGTTTCGCTCATGCGCCGACGGTACGCGAGGGAGCAGCCCGTGACCTACCTGTCCCGCACGGCCAAACTCGGCATCGCCCCCGAAACCACCGACGCCACCTGGACCCCGCCCGCGTTCACTATCCCGTTCGAGCAGGGCACCCGGTTCCGGGACCAGATCATCCAGCTGCACGACACCACCATCCGCGCCTCGGACGTGGTAGAAGACCAGGACTTGCAGCAAGGCCCCCGCTGGACCGAGTGGACGGTCAACACGCTCGGGTACGCGGACTGGGCCGGGTTCCTGCTCCGGGGGATGGTCGGCCCGGACCAGTTCACGCCGGGCGTGGTGACAACGTTCACCGCCGGTTCGGCGCCGGGCGCGGTGTCCGTCAGCCTGGCCGCCGCCCCGCCCGCGGGCGCGGTCCTCCAGCTCGGGACAGGCACGACGCTCGAGTACGCCCAGGCGGGCACTCCCACCGGGGCCGGCCCGTACACCGTCCCCCTCACAGCCCCCGCTGGCGGCCTCCGGTACGCCCACCAGGCCGGCAACGCGGCCCAGTCGCAAGCAGTCCACCTGTTCCAGCAGAACCGCCCCGTAGGCCCCCTCCCGCCCTCCTGGTCCCTCACCACCGACGACGGGGTGGAAACCCTCGGCTGGCCCGGCTGCATCCTCGGCGCCCTCACCATCCGCGTGACCGCCGACGACCGCGTGTCCTTTGCCACCACGTGGAACGGCTACCCGCCCGTCACCGAAGCGACCTTCACCGAGAACGAGTCCACCGTGCAGGCCCCGTCCGGGTGGGGCTGGCGGATCACCACCGCAGGCGGCACCTCCACCCGCGGCCTCACCCTCGACCTCACCCTCGCCCGGGCCCTCGATGTGGTCCGGTGCGCGGGCCAGCAAACCCCGCTGGTGATCGTCCCCGGCCCCCTCAAGACCACCGCCGCCTACCGGGCGCTGTTCGACACCGCCGCGGACCTGAACCTGTACCGGCAAGCCCTCCAGCAGCCCGCGGTGTGGACGTTCGCCCAGCCGCTCGGCCTCGGCGCCGCGTCCATCCAGGTGACGCTCACCCGGTCCGGGTGGACCGACGGCGCAGTCTCCCTCGACACCCCGTACGTCACCGCCGGATTCAAGCTCGCCGGGATCGCGAACACGACCGACTCGCCGCACTCCGGCGTCGCCCAGGTGCAGCTCGCCAACTTCGTCCAGGCGCAGTACGGCCCCTGACCCCGTGGCTGCGACCCGCCGCTGCTATAGCTGCGACCAGGCCGAAGGCGTGTACGAGGCCCATCTCGACCACGACGCGACCCCGGTAGTGCTTCTCTGCGACCTCTGCGCCATCTGGGAACGCGAGGCGGGCAGTGTCGTGTGGATACGCACGCGCCCTGCTAGTCCGGCCACTCCGCCTCGTAGCAGCGCACGCGCGGCACGTACTCGCCGATGCGGTAGATAACCGTCTGGTTGACGCCGCGGATCGTCAGGACCGCGCCTCTCCAGAAGGGTGTGCCGTTCCTGTCTTCCGGCGGCGGCGCGAGGCTGACGCCGGGGGCTGGGCTGACGAAGGCTTCGGCCAGCAGTTCGGCGGCGATGAGGATGCGCGGGTCGGCCTGGTCGATCCGCAGTTGCATCAGTGAGCCGCGGCTGTCGTGCAGCGATGTGAGACGGCACTCGCCGTAGCCGGATTGCCCTCGCATATCTATCTGTCGCGCCGCGCCGGATTTCTGACAGGGAATTCCTCCGGGTACCTGCCGGTGATCTCCAGTTCCATGCCGACCTCATCACCGACCCAGGACGCGATCTGCAGTTCCGCCCGCCACACGCCGTGGTCGCCGCAGTTGAGCGTGAATCCCGCTCCCGGCAATAGCGGCTCGCGTCCGGCGATCATCTCATGCCCGGCCGGGACGACCAGGGTCACCCGGCTCCCCGGACCCGGCGGCATGTCGATGTGACGCAGGACTGGCGCTGCTGCCTCGCTGCTCATGACCGCCACCCTAAACCCCGCTTCCCCCTCGCCGCCTTGGAGGCCGTCTTGCCGTCGTACGAGCTCACCGGACCCGAGCGCGTCTACTCCGAGACCAGGGACGTGAACGGCAGGCCGCTCGGCACCGTGCAGCCCGGCGACATCCGCATGTTCGACGAGGCGCCGGATTCGTGGTGGGTGCCGGTGATCCCGCCCGGCACCAGCGAGGCCGCCAGCAGCGGCGAGCAGGCTCCTGCGGATGTACCGGACACGCCAGCCCCCGCTCCCGAGCCTGAGCCGGCGGCCGCCCCCGTGCCCGCACCGCCCGCCGTCGTCCCCCCGGCAGGGACAGCCTTCGCCGTCACCGCCGACCAGCAGTAACCGAGCCACCTCGCACGCGGTCCCCGCGCCCCTCCCGGCGCCATCCTTAATGCCCGGAAAGGGGTGCTTTAGGTGCCTTTGACCATCCCGTCGCTGATCTACCCGGTCTTCGAGTCGGCGCTGCTGGCCGGCCGTGAACTGGTCATCGACACGCCCCCCGCCGGCTTCACCGGCATCCCGTGCGGGCCGCTCCAGACCCGCCAGAACGTCAACTGGCTGCAAGACGACAACCTCCGCGGCAGCAACGTCAAAACATACTCGCTGGTCCAGGCGAACTACTGGGCCGAGGTGACCGTCCCCGCCTCGCCCGCCTACGGCGACACGCTCGGCCACATCCTGCTCAGCATGCTCGGCGACTACACCACGACCGGGACCGCCGCGGCGCCGGCCTCGACGCTGAACGGCGGCGTCGCCGCCGGCGCCACCTCGATCACCGTCACCTCCGGTACCGGGTTCGCCGCGAACCAGTGGGTCCAGGTCGACATCGGTTCGCTCGCCGAGATCGTCCAGGTGCTGTCCGTCGCGTCGAACGTGATCACCCTGAAAACCGCGACCCCGCTCCGGTTCGCCCACCTGACCGGCGTCGCCATCACCAACACCACGGCGAACTACACGCACACCTTCTCCGGCATCAACCCGAACTCGTCCACCAGCAACACCTCCGCGCAGCCGCCGACCTACACGTTCCTGCACCGCAACCTGGTCGCCACCGCGGCGAACCACAACATCGACCAGTACTCCTACAGCCGGTTCACCGACCTGAAGCTGACCGCGACCAAGGACGGCTGGTTCACCTGGGACGGGCGATTCTCCTCCTACTTGCGGAACTTCCCCGCCGCCGACACCATCCCGTCGTTCACCACCGTCCCGGCGTTCCCCACCTGGCAGGCCAACATCAGCCTGGCCGCCGCCCAGGTCTACAACGTGTCCGAATGCGCCTTCACGATCAAACGTGAACTGGACATCGTGACCACCGCGGACGGCTCTCAGAACCCGTACGTGATCGCCGCCGGCCCGCTCACCGTGGATTTCGACATCGCCTACGACGCGGTCTCCGACGAGAGCGCCCTGAACTACGTGCTGAACAACACCCAGCCCACGTTGTCATTCGTCCTCACCAACGGGCAGTCCAGCCCGAACACCGTCTCGATAACCATCAACGCCCAGCTCGCGGGCCACAAGGACGCGCCCCTGAGTGCGATGAAATCGCTCTGGGGCTTCAAGACGACGGGCGAGCTGGTCGCGAACACCACGAATGCAGGCAACAGCGGCGGCTACTCGCCGATGCAGGCAGTTCTCGTGAACGCCATCCCCTCCTACTAGCAGGTAACTAGAAAGCGAGCACGCGCGCTATGAGTACCCGTCTCCCGCTGCCAGGCGGCCAGTGGGCCGACCTGCTGGACCCCGACGAGCTCACCGGAGCCGACCAGGATGCGTTCCTGGACAAGTACGACGAGCTGATCCAGGAGGTACCGCAGCCCGCGCCGCAGCCGGACCCGGCTAACCCGGCGATGATGCTGCCCGCGCCGCCCCGCCAGCTGGGGTCGGCGGGTAACCGGGTGATGCGGGACTGGCTGCTGGCGAAGCTGATCACCGCCTGGTCGTTTGACCTGCCGTTGCCGTACACCGCCCAGTCCCGGGAGCTGTTGCCGGTGCGGGTGTGTAACGTGCTGAGGAAGGCGGCCGGGCCGCTGCAGGACGCGCTCACCGACGACGAAGACGACGGCGAGGGCGGGGCCCCAAAATCGGGTCCGCTGAGTGGCAGCGGTGGCTCGGAGGGTACCTCGCCGGCCGGTTCGCCGAGCCCCCTCCCGGCGCCTCCCGCGGTAACGTCCGGCACGCCGTAGGGATCATCCAGGGGTACTACCATCCGCGGGGGCCGTCTGATGTGCCGCTGGCTGTGGCGCGGCTGCTAGGGCCGGTTAAGGCGAACCTGGAGTTCTTGCAGTCGCAGCACGGCGGCGGGAGGTGAGCCCGTGGACCTGGACGAGTCCGGCGCGGAGCAGCAGCCGGTGCGGTGGATGCCGACGATCGTGTGCCACGACATGCAGCAGGTGCAGCACGGCCAGGACGTGTACTTCCTGGAGATCCGGGTCACGGCGCAGGTTACTGGTGAGGGGCCGCCGTCGTGGCCGCGGCAGGTTCCGGCTGATCTCGGCCGCCGGATCGCTGCCCTGGTCCGGGAGCAGTGCGGGGCGGATGCCCGTGAACCTGGCTGAGTTCGCCGCCGAGGTCAAGGCGCTGGCGGGGCGGGCTGAGTCGGGGCTGGCACGGGACTGCGCCGGGGCGGCCGCGAGGGAACTGCTGGCGGCGCTCGAGGTGACGACGCCGGTCCGGTCGGGTGCGCTGCGGGCGTCGGAGCGGATCTGGTCAGTGTCCGGCGGCGGGCCGGTCGCCGTGGCGGTGGTCGGGTCGGACCTGATCTACGCCCGGTTCCGGAATGACGGCGGGACGATCCGGGTCAAGCGGGCGAAGGTGCTGACGGACGGCAGCCATTTCTTCGGCAAGCAGGTCACCCAGCACGGGTCGCATTACATGGAACGCGGCGAGGCGATGGCTGCCGGGCCGATCCAGGCTGCGTGCACGTCGATCCTGGCTGACTTCCTGCACCTCTGATCCTGCTGCCCCCGGACTGCTCGTGAGGCGGTGAGCCGTGGCGATCAACGACGTCATCACGTTGACATCCACCCAGAAGTCGCGTGGGACCGAACCGGCCAGAGACGGAACCGGTTGACATCCACCCGGCATGATCCAGGCTTCCATGCTGCCGCCTAAGCAGCCGCTTGGATGGTTCCCGCTGCCGCTTGCGCGGTCTTACGCGGGCGTACGCCCCGTGCCCCGGGGCCTGCGCGAAGACCGGCCGAAACCAGTCCCCGGGCAAGGACGTTCTTCGCCGCGTTAGTGTCCGCGTGGTCGGAATGGCCACAATTCGCGCACCGGAACACCGCTTGGCTCTCGCGGCTCTCCCGAGCGATGTGGCCGCAGACGTGGCACTCCTGCGATGAAAATCTGGGATCAACGTAGACAACTTCAGCGCCGGACGCTCCGGCCTTCTGCTCGCATCGGGTGGCTAGGTATCCCCAGCATGAGCCGAGGATGCCGCGGTTCAGGCCGCTTTTGGCCTTCGCTTTGTTAGGAAGGAATGCGCCGGGCTGATCCGGGTCAGGTACGGGCTTAGGTCTGCGCACCATTCCATGCGTATTCAGCTTCTCGAACACGATCACGTCATAGTCCGCGACCAGGCGCGTGGAAACCTTCTCCCCCCAGTCGCGGCGACGGTCAGTTACCTTAGCCATGATCCTGGCCATGGCCTGCCGGGTTTTCCCCCGCTTGCTGGAGTCTTTCTGCTGGCGGGTCATGCGCCGCGCAAGCGCCAAGTATCGCGCCGTGTCCCGGTCACTAATCCTTGGTGCCCGGTAGTGCTGCCCGTCCGAAGTCACCAGCGCCGTGCGGACACCGCGGTCGATGCCTACGACCGCGCCCGTGGGCTGGCGGGCAGGATAATCCGGGATGCCCGCAAAGGAAACGTGCCAGCGGCCGGAGCGGTCCAAGGTGATGCGGAACGACTTGGCATCGTCTGACACCGGGCGCGACCATCGGAACCGCACCCAGCCGACCTTGGGAATGCGTACCTCGCCTACGTGACGTGAGAGGCGCCGGACTTCCCACGCGCCACCTTCGCCAAGGCGGCGATTCCCGACGATCCGGAATCCGTCGGAGCGTCCAGCCTTGCGAAACTTCGGCTTCCTCGCCGGGTTCTTTGGATCGAGAAATGCGGCCATTGCTTTAAAGAAGTCACGCAAGGCTTGCTGCTGGACTGAGTAGACCCCTCTACGGAGCCAGTCGAACTCGCGCCGCGCCTCGGTGAGTTGCCGGGACTGCTCAGCGTAGCCGGGTGCCTTACTGCGCCCTGGGCGCCACCATGAATACTGCTCGACTGCGAGATTCCACACGTACCGGGCGTGAGCGCAGTGCTCCAAGAGCATGCGTTCCTGCTCGGGTGTCGGCGTAAGCCGGTAACGGTGCGCCATCGTAGGCTGGTCCTGCCTGCCCTGGGTGTCGGTCATCGGGGCGGGTAACAGGCCCGGTGGTGGTAGGACACTGCCGGGCCGATTGCATGACGACCATATCGCGCACCTCTGACATTTGGGGGGGGGCGCGCGGTGGCGATCAACGACACGATCACGATCGACGCCGGGCCGGCGATCGCCGAACTCAACGCTTTCGCTGACGCCGCTGCGCGGGCCGACGAGGCATTCGCCAAGCTCGGCAAGGGCGGCGCGGGCGGGGCCGGGGTTGACAAGCTGGCCGCGTCGATGGCTGCGGCGGCTGACCGGATCGAGGCGGCCTCTACGCGGGCGGCGGCGTCGATGGGCCGCCTGTCGACGGCGGCCAGGTCGGCGACGGGCGGGGTCGACAAGCTCGGCGCGTCCACCGACGCCGCGGCGGCGGGAGAGGACCGGCTCGCCGCGTCCGCCGATGCGGCCGGGGTGGCGATGGACCGGCAGTCGGTGGCCAGCGAGCGGGCGGGGCGGACCGCGAAAGAGTCGGCCGGGTTCTTCTCCCGCCACAAGGAGGCGATCCTCGGCACCGCCCTGGTCCTCGGGTA